AATTTAATCCGTAGAGATAAAGAACTCGCTGCAAACTTGACTAAGACAGAAGTTTTAGGGATAACGGCAGCAGGTAAAGATGCACTTCTTTCTACTCAGGTAGTTGCAAAAGGTGTAACGAATGCAATCATTGTTAGTGCTACTCAACAAGCGGAGGCAAAGAAACAATTAACTGACTATGAGAAAAAATTAGAAGAAGAAAAGTTTGCTGCTCAGTTAGGTCTTGCCTCACAATCTCTTTCAATTATCGGTGGACTTGTTGACCAAAATAGTGCAGCAGGTAAGGCGATAGCGGTTACACAAGCAATCATAAACACTTACCAGGGTGCATCTAAAGCGATAGCACAAGGAGGTATCTTTGGACCTGTGGCAGCAGCAGCGACCATCGCAGCAGGATTGATAAATGTTAAAAAAATTATCAGCACAAAGATACCATCTGCAACTGGGAGCGGTAGTGTAGCGGATTCGGGAGGTGGTACAATGTCTATGTCTGCTGCACCTATCTCACCATCTGCACCAATTCAAAACACTGTTACCTCATTAAGTCAAGCATCAATCAACCAAATGGGATCAGCAGCAGGTAGGGCATACGTTGTTGAATCTGATATCACGAACCAACAAGAAAAGATAATAAGAATAAACCGAGCAGCAAGGCTTGGATAAAACAAAACAAAATGGAAAAGAATATACCGATTTTTAACTTGGAGATAACCAATGACCTTGACGATGATGTTGAGGTGGATGTGATTAGTTTGGTTGACAGACCTGCCATAGAGCGGTCCTTCCTTGCCTTTGCAGATGATGACTTTGAGGTAGGAATGCCTCACTATACAAAAGATGGTGTACTGTGGACAGGACCAACGCATAAAGATAGTGAGGGTAGATTAATGACTGGAGAGGTACATAGTGAGGGTAGCGAGTACCTTTATCACATTGATGAATTAGCGGAAGTAGGACCGAGGGGAGGGATAAGGAAATCCGATAAAGCACCAAAGTCGGACACTAAAAACCCGAACCCGAAAGGTGAAGGGACTGCAAAAGGTGATGCATCGGGTAAGAAGGGTGCAAAAGTTACCGAGGACCAGGAGAAAAGTTTGCAGAAAAAAGTTGATGAATTCAACGAAAAGGAAAGCAACACCAAGAATGGAAATGCTACTCTTGGAGCATTAAAGTCAGTTTTCCAAAGGGGATTGGGTGCGTTCAATACCTCACGCAGTCCTGTGGTAAGATCAGCAGAGCAATGGGCATTTGCAAGGGTTAACGCTTTTCTTTACCTGCTTAAAAATGGCAGACCTCAGAACGCAAAGTACACAACCGATTACGATTTGCTACCAAAAGACCACCCCAAAGCAGACAAGTTTGCAGAATCAAATATGATTGAATGTGCAAATTGCGGTCATTCATGGGAGTACGAAGAAGGGGGCGAGGATGTTTACAAATGTCATCTCTGCCAATACGAAAACAAGCCTCAAGTATTTGCGGAATCATACACTGACTATCCCGATAGTGCAAAGAACAACGCACAAAGGGCATTGGATTGGGCAGAGAAAAACGGATGGGGAGAATGTGGCACGGAGGTTGGAAAGATAAGGGCAAACCAAATCGCAAAGGGTGAACCCGTTTCACGAGAAACAATCGGAAGGATTAGCGGATTCAAGAGGCATCAAGAGAATAAAGATGTACCATATTCCGAAGGATGCGGTGGTCTTATGTGGGATGCTTGGGGAGGTACTTCAATGATTGAATGGGCAAGTAACAAGTTGAAGAAAATAGACAGACAAAACTTTGTCATCCAAGATGAGGACCAACAAATAATAAGCGGTCCATTGATGTTAGCAGATACTCCGATATATCGCAATGACCACAACGGAGAGTATTATGTAGTGTTCACTAAGGAAACGATAAAAAAAATAGCACAACGCTACTTTAAAAAAGGATATCAAGCAAATGTCAACCTTATGCACGATTCGGGGCAGTCGGTTGAAGGTGTTACCATGTTTGAATCTTTTATCAGCGACAAGGTAAGGGGCATCTACCCGATGAAAGGATTTGAAGATGTCCCCGATGGGTCTTGGTTCGGTTCTTTTAAAGTTGACAATGCGGAAGTATGGGCAGAGATAAAAGCAGGAAAGATAAGAGGGTTCTCGGTTGAGGGTCAATTTAACTACCGAAAAACAGGCGATAAGAAGATAGAACAACTATGGCAGAACGTTCTTAAGGTACTTGCTCAAATCGCCTAAGAATGACCTATATGGTACATTGGAAAATACTAACTATTTATTGTCAAAAGTTATGATGACTACTTTAGAAGCAATTAACAAGATTAAACAAATGTTCGCAGAAGCAGGGGAATTGCCATCTGCTATGCCATTGCAATCTGTTGCTGAGTACAGTTTGAAGAGCGGTGCAAAGGTTATGATTGATAAGTACGAAGTCGGTGGTAAGGTTACATTGGTAGATGATGGCGGTAACGAAGTTCCTGCACCTGCTGGAGAGCATGAGTTGATAGATGGTTCGGTTATGACTTTGGATGAAAACTCTATGATTTTGTCAATTAAAGCACCTGAGGTTGAACTCCCCGAAGCACCTGAAGTTAAGATTGAATCAAACAAGAACGAAGAAGAGGACATGATGAAGAAGAAGATTGAAGAAATGCAAAGGCAACTTGATGAGATAAAGATGGCATATGATGCCAAACTTGCCTCACAAGAAGCAAAGTTCAGCAAGGGTATGAGTGATATTTCTGATGTGTTAGTGCAACTTTTAAGCACACCATCTGCAAATGCTACTGAGCAACCCAAAGAAAAGTTTAACCAGCACATTGAAAAAAAGGAAGATAAGATTAGTCGTTTCCTTGATTTCGCTAAATCAATTAAGTAAAAATTTCTCAAACAAATAAAAATTAAATAAAATGAGTTTTTCAGTATCAACATTGGCAGCCTATACAAAAGAGAACGAGCAACTGCTTGTATCTGCTTCTGTACTTGGCAGCAAAACCGCTGGTCTTGTTAAGGACCAAGGAAACGTGATGGTAGGCGTTAAGTCTGCTGAAACCATCAATATCATGAACACAGATGCTATCTTCCAAGATGGTTCATCTTGCGGATTTAACGCATCAGGTCTGACTTCTTTTACTCAAAGGACTGTAACAGTAGGAAAGATTAAGGTTAACGAAGCACTTTGCTTGAAAGACCTTGAGAGCAAGTATTTGCAGAAAGCACTTCCTGCTGGTTCTAAGTACGATTCAATGGTTTATTCTGAGGAGTATTCTAACTTGAAAGCATCTAAAATTGCTTCTCAATTAGAAAATGCTTTGTGGCAAGGTAACACTGGAAGCGTTGATGTAAACTTGAACAAGTTTACAGGTTTGCTTTCTTTGATTACTTCCGCAGGTGCTTCTATTGTAAATGCAAATAGTGTACCTTTTCACGGATCAGTAGAAACTGCAATCACTGCTGGAAACGTTATTTCCATTTTTGATAGTATCTACAAAGCAATCCCTGCCCAAGTTGTTGATAAGGATGACATGGTTATATTCTGCGGTATGGATACTTTCCGTACTTACACTGTTGCTTTGAAAACTGCTAATCAGTTTCATTACACAGTAGATCAAAAAGCAAATGGTGAGTTTGTTCTCCCAGGTACTACCATCAAGGTAATTGCAGTTCAAGGTCTGAATGCTACAAATGACATTGTTGCTTGTAGAATTTCAAATTTGTATGTAGGTACAGACCTTTTGAATGAGGAAGAAAGGTTTGAAATCTTCTACGCTAAAGAAGCAGATCAAGTCCGCTTTGTAGCAGAATTCAAAATGGGAGTTAACTTTGCTTTCCCTGATGAGATTGTTAAGTTTTTCGTTTAAATAATCATTGATGGCGAGGGGTGGTTTCCATCCCTTGCCTTCATAATAAATTTTATATTATGCCGTGTGCTTTAACTCAAGGATATGTATTGGATTGTAAAGAATCCATTGGTGGCATCAAAGCGGTTTGGTTTATCCCATTCGCTGATGTTACTACAATTACAGAGGCATCAGGCGTTGTTACTACTATAACCAAGTCGGGAGGTAAAGTCTTTTATAAGTATCAACTTGTAAAGCAAACCTCTTCACTTACCGAAAACATTACCGCCTCCGTTGAGAATGGTACTGTTTTTTATGCACAAGAATTGTCAATCATCCTCAACAAACTTCAAGCGAGTACAAGAAATGAGATTTTGCTTTTGGCAAAAAACAATCTCCTTGCAGTGGTACAGGATGGTAACGATAAATACTTCTTGCTTGGTAAGGTGAATGGTACTGATTTGACTGGTGGTAATGGTGCGACTGGTACTGCTTTTGGAGATAGGAATGGTTACACATTGACCTTTACTGGCAATGAACCTGCACTTGCTCCTGAGGTTTCAAGTGGTATTATAGCAGGATTAACTGTGTAAATAGGCAAGGTTTAGATTTGAATAAGGGCATCCATTTCGGATGCCTTTCTTTTTGTGGTAAAAGTTAGCGGATTACCTATTTAGATACAATGATACAACTCACACAAGGAGCAACGGAGTTCATTTACTTAACATTAACGGAGAAGCAAACACTTGCCTCACCTAATTACCTATTCCGTTTTGTGAATAGGACCACACGGGATGAGGTTACTTTCGTACTTTTGTTTGCTCTTGATGTTTCGGTTTACAAGGATAGATACAACAAGTTCAGCATCAAAGTACCAAAGTATTTTGGATTGGGATATGTTGGGGAGTGGTTGTATTATGTCTATGAGCAATCAAGTGCTTACAATGTAGACTACACTCAAGCAACGGGATTGCTTGAAGAAGGCATAATGAAACTGTCACCATCAACCACATTTGAGTACACACAATACGAGGTTGACAATACATACATAACAAGATGATGAATGATTTAGTAATATTAAACTTTCAAGAAGCAAGGCAACCCGAATATAGGGAGAAGAGGGGCAAGGGTTACATTGAGTTTGGAGAAAGAAACGATTACCCTAATTATCTTTTGCAACTTTACAACAAGAGTGCAAAGCATAATGCTATCGTTAAGGGTAAGGTAAATTACATTATAGGTAACGGATGGAAGAGTGATGAGGTAGACCCTATTGCGGACCAATTCATCGCACAACCGAATCAGTTTGAATCATTAAACGATTTGACAAGGAAGGTATCTATTGATATTGAAATCTTTGGCGGTGCTTATCTTGAGGTTATATGGTCCGTTACGGGTGGTCAGTTAACCGATGTGTTGCACATTGATTATACCAAGATCAGGTCCAATACGGATAACACGCAGTTTTGGTACAAGAAAGATTGGAATGAGAGAAAGGATGAGTTAATCCCATTGATGGCATTTAATACAAAGGTCAGGCAAGGGAAGCAGATACTTTACATAAAGGAGTATAGACCAGGATTGGACACTTATGCTCTTCCAGGTTATATGGGTGCATTGAACTATATTGAATCAGATATAGAAGTCAGCAGACACGTTCTTGGCAATGCCCAAACGGGATTCAGTGCATCCAAACTTATTACCCTTCCCAATGGCGAACCATCACCCGATGAGAAGCGTAACATTGAAAGAAGGTTTACGGATAGGTTTAGCGGTAGTGATGGTAAAAAGTTTATCTTATCCTTTACCACTGATCCTGCAAGGAAACCAATTATTGAGGACCTTGGTGCAAGTGATATCACTAAGGAGGACTTCACAAGGGTTGACCTAATTATACAAAACAATCTTTTTGCAGGTCACCAAATCACCTCACCAAGTCTTTTCGGTATTGCCGAACCTGGTCAGTTGGGTAGTCGCAATCAGATGAGGGAAAGTTACGAAATTTTTAAGAACACATATTGTAATGACAAGCAACAGTTCTTGGAATCAATCTTTACGCAACTTGCTGCGTTAAAGGGTGCGACGTCAGAGATTAGCATTATACCCGTTGAACCTATCGGTTTTGAGTTAAGCGAGGCAGCACTTTTGCAGATTGCTCCTAAAGAGTGGTTATTGGAGAAAGCAGGTATAGATTTTGCAAAATATGTACCAACTGAAGCAACTCAACCATCAGCAAATCAAGAACAAGTTGAGGTAAACGATAATCTAAAGAATCTTAGTGGTAGACAATACCAACACTTAATGCGAGTCATTAGGCAATACTCACAGGGTAAAATTACCAAAGAGATTGCGGTTACTATGCTCAAGTCAGGTCTTGGAATGAATGACAATGAGATTAATGCAATGCTCGGCATAGATGAGGACCCAATGACTGAGGACTTTAGTTTTTCAGCACTTGATGAGGACACTGTTATAGGCTTATTCAGAGAGGTTGGCGAACCTAAAGAGCATTATAACATAATCCAATCAAAGGCGGTTTTTAGCAGTCGGGATGCCTTTGCAGAGGGAGATTTGATAGACAAGACACTTGACAAGCAAATCCTTGCCTTGATTGACAAGGACCGAAAGATAAGCATTGATGACATTGCGAAGGCGGTAAGTAAAACAAGAGAGGTTGTTCAAGGTCGGTTGAGTTACTTGGTTGAATCGGGTGCAGTAAGTTATGACCCAAAGATTGAGGAAAGAAAACTTACAAAACCTTTGAGCAAGTTGGTTGATGATATGGAGGTAACAACCTTTGAAATCAAGTATTCTTACGAGTGGAAACCGATTATACTTGAAAGGGATAGAGATTCCGTAGAAAAACCTTCAAGGTCTTTTTGCAAAAAATTATATGGTGAGCAAAGACTTTGGAGTAGAAGCGGAATAGAGATGTTGAGTGCAAGACTTGGTTACTCGGTATTTGACCGAGGCGGTGGATGGTGGGGAGATTCTCCCTCTTGCAGACACGAATGGAGAAGGAACGTAGTAGTTAAAAAGAAGAAATAAGATGAGCAGAAATATATTGTTTATATCAGTAGATACAATAAAGGACAGAACTGGTTTGCACGTTAACGTAGACCCTAAGTTAGTCTTTCCCGATATCCTTTATGCACAAGATGCATATATCCTCCCTGCACTTGGAACGGCACTTTATGAGAAGTTACAAACGGGGATTGAGTGCGGAGATTTAGATTGCGATGAGGAAACCTTGCTTAATACCTACATAACACCTTGTTTGGTTTATTATGTTATGAGTGAGTTGCCTATGGCATTGTCATACCAATTCTATAACAAAGGAGTAGTAAGGAAGTCGGGAGATAACCAAACCGAACCGAGTGCATCAGAGTTGGCAGATGTAGCAAATAGATATGGGGCAAGGGCAGAGTTTTACAAACAAAGGTTAATAAAGTTCTTAAAACAAGAATCTCAAGCGAGTGCAAAATATCCTGAGTACATAAACCCTGGCACTGGAGTAGATACCATTGTCCCCGACAATGATGCCTACACTACTACCATATATCTCGGTGATTACGATTGCGGTAGGTACAAAACATTTGAAGAAAAATACCAAGGAGATATAAATCGTTGTTGTGGCGAATAAAACATACACTAAAAAGAACCAAGAGAAACTTCGTGTTTACCTTGAAAAAATAAAAAAGGATGACATTAAACCAAATAGTAAAGACAATAGAGGACTTGGGAAATGCCCATCAACAAATCAAGACAACCTTTTACGGCAACGCTTTTGATTTTTTGAGCAAGGGTACTGACAATGTCTACCCTGCTTTGTTCTTTGACCTCACGGGTGCATCTATCAATGGTAAGACTTCAACTGTCAACTTCACTATGTTTTTTTGCGATAGGGTACTTCCTGAGCAATCCAATGAGCAAGAGGTTCTATCGGACCAATTACTAACGGCACAAGATATCATTGCTCAATTACACTTTAATGACTTTGACTTTGTTTTGCAAGATGCGGTAACGCTTGACTTCTTCACGGAGGACACTCCCGAATACTTAGCAGGAGTTAGTGCGACCATTGCTCTTGACTTAGCATATTTGCAAAATAGGTGTGAAGTACCAACAGACTACACATACCCATCATAAATCTATTTAAAATAAAAGATAATGGCATCAGATTTTAGACCAGGAACACTTGATATACAAATTTGGAGAAATGACACTTGGGGTCAGGTGTTTACTATAACCTCAAATTCCACACCCGTAAACCTATCGGGAAGCACAATTACAATCCAAATCCGTAAAGGATGCGGTGGTACTCTTGCTTTGACTTTGACAAACGGAAGTGGGATAACGATTGGCGGTGCGAGTAATAACCAAATCACAATCAGTAAATTGATTAACATTGACAAGGGCAACTATGTGTATGATATGAACGTAGCGTTTAGTGGGGGAGTTGTCAAGACTTACTTACAAGGTGATTTTATTGTATATGATGATGTAACTAAACCATAAGAAGATGAGTATTGATGTCAATGCTATTGATCAGACTGTTGAAGTTACGGCAGTAGGGGATGAGATAAATGTGAACATCATTGACCAACCCGTATTGGTTTCCGTTACCGACCAAATTATTGAAGTTGCTGCATCTGCTGGAACTGGTCCTCAAGGTCCTGCTGGGGCAGGTGTGGCAGCAGGTGGGGTAACGGGTCAAGTATTAAGCAAGTTATCCAATACTAATTATGACACTGTTTGGGTGAATGCAGGGGCAGGAACAGTGTACTCGGTCAATGCAAGTGGTAGCACGGGCATAAGCGTAACGGGTGGACCGATTACGGGAGCAGGAACTTTGACCATAACTAACACCGCCCCTGACCAAGTTGTTGGTCTTACTGGTGCTGGAACTGCGGTAATCACTGGCACTTATCCTAACTTTACCATCACTACCAATGACCAGTTTGATGGAACAGTGACCTCCGTTAATATAACGGCAGGAACAGGCATCTCTGTAAGCGGTGGACCTATCACAACAAGCGGAAATATTAATGTAGTAAATACCTCACCCGATCAAGTGGTGAGTTTAACTCAAGGTGGTACTACAACGATTACAGGAACATATCCAAACTTTACGATATCAAGTGCTGATTCAACACTTGGAACAGTTACCTCGGTCAATATGACTGTGCCGACTGGGTTGACTATTTCGGGCAATCCTATCACCTCGGCAGGTACTTTGGCACTTGCTTTGGCGAGTGGTTATTCTATACCAACAACGGCATCACAAGCAACATGGGATGCTGCCTATAATGACAAGATAAATAGTGCTGCGGTTACGGGAACAACTACCAAGACCTTAACACTTAATCAACAAGATGGAGGAACAGTTACGGCATCTTGGACCGATATAAACACCGATGCGGTTACATCAGTATTCGGGAGAACGGGTGCAGTTGTTGCAACGGGTGGTGATTACTCAACAAGTCAAGTTACAGAGGTTACTAATCTTTACTATACCGAAGGCAGAGTTAGTGCCAATAGTGATGTGGCAGCGAATACGGCAGCGAGGCACAATGCGGTTACTTTAGGTACTGCAAATGGTTTGACTTTAAGCACCCAAGCATTATCACTTGCTCTTGCGAGTGGTAGCACTACGGGTGCATTAAGCAGCACCGATTGGTCAACATTTAATAGTAAACAAACGGCATTAAGTGGCACAGGGTTTGTAAAGATTAGCGGAACTACAATAAGTTACGATAACTCAACTTACTATCTTGCATCAAACCCAAGTGCATTTATTGCACTTACTGCACTTAGCGGAAGTACGGGAATAAGTTATAACAACACAACGGGTGTTATTACAAACTCTGCACCCGATCAAACAGTAAGCATAACGGCAGGGAGTGGGATTAGCGTATCGGGTACATACCCATCGTTTACAGTTGCATCAACTATCACACAATACACAGATGCATTAGCGAGGGCAGCAATAAGTTTAACAGTTACGGGAGGAAGTGGTGCATCAACTTACAACAACACCACAGGTGTTTTAAACGTGCCTACCTACACGCTTACGGGTTTAGGTGGTGTACCATCAACGAGGTCAATAACCATCAATGGTACTGCTTTTGATTTAAGTGCAGATAGGACATATAATGTAGGAACGGTTACATCAATAACATTAGCAACG